GTTCAACAAGACCTACGCCTCGATGGATGATCTCGAGTCGCTGCTTTACTCGCCGGTGTCGCTTCGCTTCAAGATCAGCGACCCGGATCTACCGGGTGTTCTGAGCCAACAGAAAGGGCGCGTCGCCGCGGCCCGGCTGCGCAACGCCGCTCGGCGCTCGGACACCGACACGATGATCTCGATGGCGGTCCAGAAAGCGTTGATCAAGGGCAAAAGCTTTATCAAGCAATTGATCAAAGACAAGGAGTTCTCGCCGACGCTTGTTCAGCCCGAAGACATGGGCGTCTTGCGCGAGAACTACGGCAATCTCGACCAGAACATGGAGGCCTTCTCCCACCGCACTATGGTGTCGATCTGGCAGTTCGATCGTCAGCTCCGCTCGCTCGGGTGGAGTGAGAAGGACCAGAACGAGACTTACGAGAAGGCGAAAAATTTCCAGAAACTGTCAACTGGCGATGAGGCCAGCAAGTCCGCCTCAATGCAAGTGACAGTTGGAGGCATGTACCCTTTCCAGCCCTCGAACAACGGGCCCGCACAGGCCCGCGGCATCGCCGACTGGCTGAGCCAGCCCAAGCCCTCGTTGTCCCCTGAGGTCGAGCAGTATCTACTCCCGATGGATGAGACCTGGATCTGGGACGACGATCGCGACGATTGGGCCACCTTCCAGACGATCGGCGAGGATATTCTCACACTCGGTCGGTTCCAGAAGATCAATGCCCTGGCCTATGACGCTGTGGCGAAACAGAGCTCTGAGTTTCTGAAGGGCGAGCACCCGTTCCGCGAGTTCTGCATCAACCCGGTCGACGACTATTTCTGGGGCCGCTCGGAGTTGACGCAGATTGTCACCCTGCAAGAACTGATCAACTCCCGCATCGTGGGCATCAACAAGATGCTCCGGAAGCAGGAGGCCCCAACCCGCCAGTTCATCGGGACAACGGGCGTCAATCAGAACGCGCTGTCACGCTACGACAAACCGAACGGTTACTTTGTCGACGGCAACCCGAACACCAAGATCAACATCGACAAAGTCGACATTCCGCAAGACCTCTTCAACTCACTGCACGAATACGAGCGGATGTTTGATGACATGATGGGGTTGCCGCCGACGGCGCGCGGCAAGGGCGACTCCGGTGTGCGCTCACACCGCCACGCTCAGACGCTGGTCCAGCAATCCTCCCCGCGGTTCAAGGATCGCGCGCTGCTCGTCGAGCGCGACGTCGAGGCGCTCGCCGGCCTGATGCTTGACCTAAAGCGGGCGCACGACGACCACAAGATGATCGCCTGGGTCCCCGAGCAGGAGGCGGGCCTCGAGGGTATGGCGGCTGACGCCCTGGCGCCGCCGCCGGCGCCGGGCATGGTGCCTGTCCCGTTCAGATTTTCCGATCTCTCCGACACCATGTCGATCACAGTCGACAGTCACTCCTCCTCGCCGGCGTTCGCGGAAGACGAAAAGCAGCTCAACTTCGATCTCGTCAAGATTGGGGCGGAGTCGAAGGAGGACTTGGTCGAGCATGTCGACGTCTCCGACCCCGAGGCGCTGCAGATGGGCATCATCCGGCGCGACATCGCTGCGGCCAAAGCGAAGCAGGAAGAGGAGCAAGCGAAGCTGGCCGCCAAGGGGGCCAAGCACTAGATCAATCAAACCGGCGCAAAAGCAAGGCGGTAGTGCTCGACCTCGGTCGCGCCGGGCCTGAGCACGACAATGTCATCGCCTGCCGCAGCTCCGCGCTGCATGGCTTTGTCAACGATCTCTGTTTCTCTACACGCCCAGCGAAGTCCTTGCCAGACCACATCGACCTTCGGCTCCGCTTCGATCTTCAGTCGATGATTTTCTTTCTCGACCCACCGCGCCAAGATCTCGACGGAGCGCATCGTCTCCCGGCTGAGCAGGCCGCCATGCGCCTCATTGTCGGAGCGCGCGTCACGCACCACGCGCCGCGCCGCGGTGAACATGTTGTCCTCGGAACGAGGATCACTCATCGACGAGATATCCTGCATTCTTAACCACATTCGAGACATACTCTCGGTAGTCCTTAAGTATGGACTCCTGTCTAGATAATTCGGCCTCCAACCGCCGAATAAGCGACAACGCCTCCCCGCCGCCGGCGAACATAGCTTCCAGACGCTCAATTGCTTTCTTAACATCTGGCGTCAGCATCAGCGGCTCCTATAGAGGTCGTTCTTCTGTTGTCCAACAGAGTGCATAGGCTCTCGCGTGATGGCGTTGGGCGCCACGGCCAATCGTCGATAGCCGCCCTTGATCGCACGCTGCCCGATCGCATTCAATTGAGCGGCCTTGATGGTCCGCATGCGGCCGCTGACAAAGTCGACGGCCTTACTGTCCTTCATCCCGCCGAAGTAGGCGTCCGCAGCTTGCTGCTGCGGCACGGGCAGCTTCTGCGCCACCGCATCCCCTTCGCGGATGCCGTCCTGGAGATTCGTCATGCCGTAGTCCTGCATGACGATGTTGGCGGTCTCGTCCACCGCCTTGACGGTGTTGTTCGCGCCGATGTGCGCCGGCCCGCTCTGCTCGGCGAGCATCTGACGTAGCCGTGCATTCTCGATCGCAAGCTGACGACTGGCGCGCATCTCCGAGCAGTGCATGTTGGGGCACGGCGGGTCCTTGCGGGGCACGCTGGTTCGCCAGCCCGACTTCCACTGGTGCCCGCAATCCGCGCACTGGTAGGAGACGCGATATTTGCGCTTCTCGAGAAAGCCCTCAGGTTCCTGGACTTCCGAACTCACAAACTCACTCGTCATTCCCAACCACTCATGCCGAAGCGGGTTTGGATGCGCTCGGACAATTGTGGGTAATCGCCACATATTCTGTGGGTGGTCTCGAGGACCGCGGTGCGTACGGCGCCGTAGGTGTTGAAACGCACGAGCGGATCCAGCACATGGTCGTAACGGCCGATCGGCGCGAACTGATCAACGATCTTAGTGACGAGCTTTTCGCGGTCTATCGAACCTTGATTGATTTCAGCTGTGATCATCGGTTCTGCTCCTTGATTATGGGATTAACATGTATTCGACGGGCTCGAACCAGAGATATGAGCCCGAGGCATTGCGCAGCGCCCATTTATGAGTCTTCACCCACATCATGCCCGTCACGTCGTATTTGCGCGTCGGGTGGCGGTAGACCTCGGCCGTCTGGCCGTCGGCGGAGCGCACGATGATCGGGCGTCCGGTCAGAGCATCGTCGTCCATCGGCCGCCAGAGTGAGCTGGAGTTGGGGTCGACTCCCTCTTTAACAGGAGCGAGCAAAGAAGCCTCGTCGAGGCCTCCCGACCCTTCGGAGGATTCGTGGGTCCGACGCATGCGGCGCTCGGAGCGGTTTACGAATTCAGTCATTTTTAAATCTTCCAATTGTAGTTATGGTCCTTGCCGATCTTCTGTTCCCACCGCCGTCGATGGCCTTGGCCGATCTTACCAAGACCGAGTTCTTTGAGGCGCTTGTTATAGCGCTTGCGTGAATAAATACGGGCCTTGGCTAGACGGGTTTCACGTTGTTCGGGGGTCTCTGCCGCACGACGGCGCTGCATGTAAAGCCGGTGATACTCGCGATCGTCCTCAGGAAATTTGTGAGGCATCTCAAATTCCCCTCCAGTGCTGCGCTTCACGCTCCCACCACGCGTTCAGCAATTCGGGGTCTTTGGTCATCCGCTCCATCTCATCCCAGTCTATCAGGCGATGAGGGTTGGGTTCTACTTTCATCAGTCTCATCTTGGTCAACAGGTCCAGCTGCCGCAGAAGCTCGGCATCCATCTCGCCGCCTATGTGCCCGACGCCAGCAATGCCCATCACACAAACCCGTTGTCGATTTCATATTGGGACCCGCGAGGAGCCTCCAGATTAGCAAGTTCCTCCTGACGAGCCAAAAAACGGTATACAATACCCCCAACTTGTTTGGTGAGCGGCGTGATCTCGCCGGACTCTTCTTTGCCAACTTGCTCGAACGTCTTGCCCTGGGCGAGCATATCCTTCCGGATCCAATCCGTCCACGCCAAAGTGGCGAACGCCATCGAAAACACGCGGTCATCTTTGGAATCGATGTCGGATGAATCTGGCGCGCCGATCGCGCCGTCCTCGTCGACCATCACGAGCAACATCTCCTCGAGCAGCTTGCGCGACTTGATCTCGATCTCGTGCGTCGCATAGCAAGACCGCAGATTGTGCATCAGCCGCGGCTTCGTGGACCAATTGGTCTCGAAGTTGTAGATGTATCCGGCGCCCATCGAGTCGGGCTTGTGGTAGAGATACCAACGCGCTTGGGACGCGGCGTCTTCCCAGTTCCGCTCCTTCACTCGGGCTTGATTATGCTCAGCTCCGAGCAATTCACGGAGATGCTGAAACTCAGACATAACGAGTCGTCCTGGACCGCCGATTTCAAGATTTCCCATGACATCGCCGTAAGCGGCACAGATATGGAAGAACGCCCACGCTGCGTGTCGTACGTCAACTCCATAGGTTGCATACTCGGCCACTTGAATGATCTTGTCAGCGTAGCAGCGCCAGACTGTAATGACGTTTCCGTCTTTATGATCATTTCGTCCATATGCAACGTCATACCCGATAACGTATTTTCCATTTTGTTTGGGCTCCTCCCAGACTTTCAACTCGACCAGTTCTTGCGTGCCTGCTTCACCGGGGTCGAGCTTCTCTAGGGTGAAGGTGAAAAAATCATCGCCGTTGTTGTAGCGGTAAC